CCAAGACCGCCATTGCCGCCGGTGATTGTGAACCCGGTTGTGATAACCGTTCCAGCCTTGCTAATAATAAGGTCATCGGCATTTAGGAAAGGGAAAGTGATAGGGTACGCCACCTGACTTGCGGCAGAGGTGTAGGTAGAGATGGGGTTTCTTTGGGGGCCGTGTGACATATATTTATGGGTTGGGGTTTCCGTTATTGGTGAGGGGTGATTAGTTAAGGATGGACGGCCAAGTGGCTTTGATCTCTGGCAGGGTGTCGGGGAGGGTGAGTTTGGTAACGTCACGAAGCTCCTGCTTCTGAACTGCAATAGCTGAAGCGGCAACGGAGTCCTCGATTTCGATTGCCTTCATGTACTGGACATCAAGAGATGCCAACTTAGGCGCACGGGCAGCGCGGAACTTGTCGAGGTGGATCGCCTTCGCCTTGTCGATGTTCACTTCAGCCCCATCTTCTGGATGAAACTCGTAAGCGTTGAAGTAGTCGTTATCTATGTCTAGGGAATCAACGATCTTATAGGGAAGACCTTCTGGGACATCTTTCGCAGCGATCTCTTCAATGGACAGGCTCGGATCAGCGGGGATGATGACCGCAACTTGTCCGTTTTCTTGGGAGTAGGTGATGAATGGCATATTAGTTTCCGAAGACTGCAAATTGAGCATTGCTTGTGTCTACGCTAGAAAAGGCTGCATTATAGACCGCAACTCCAAATTGCGTTGCTGTTCGAGGAGTTCCACTTTCGTTAATGGAAAATACGATTGCTCCCGATGGGGTGTTTGCAACCGCACCAACAACTGAATAGGTGGTATCGGGCATGGAAATCATATTAACTGCATATACGCCTGTGGCACTCTTCGTGACAGACGAGACGTTGTAGGAGGATCGGATCGCAGTTACGATTATTTGAAAACCTGTAGAAGTGCCGTTTCCAGAAATAGTCTGATTGCTGGTCGCTGGGCCGTTTATTAGTTTTATTGCGTACTGTGACGAGTTATTAACTGCGGTAATCTGAAACCCACCAGTTGCAACAACTACACCACCCAGAGTTGCGTTTGCCACACCACCGATTGACGGGATTAAATAAATTTCTCCCACATAGGAAGCTGCTGCGCCAGTTATGTTCCAAACACCAGCACTAGACCCAGAAGTCACCACAATGCTCGTTCCCAAACCAGCATTCCCAGATGAGCCGATGCTTGTTTCAGTTCCATTAAAATTCACCCACGCCTTGGCCGTGGTCTTGCAGTTCGTGATCGGGTTGCCTTGGGTATCTATTTTGCCGTCTGGGGTAATAGCATAAATGTTCTTAGTTGCCGCACTTCCTGCATCGTTTAGGATTCGGAAAAGATAAGTAGCACCGACAGAAGCAGATCCACTTTGTACCACGGAATTGTATTTGCGATAATCGGTAAGGGCATCTGTCTGTTCCCAAATTTGTTCAACTGAAGATGTGTTTGCTAAGTGGAGTTTGCGAATAGGCGAACTCGTACCGATGCCTATGTTGCCAGCAAAGGTAGAGTTTCCTGCGCCCGTTACGTTGCCCGTGACATTTCCTGTAACTGCGCCCGTGACATTTCCTGTAACTGCGCCCGTTATGGGGCCAACAAACGATGTCGCTGTGAGGTTCCCGCTAGTGTCCCAATTAGGCTTGCCCGTTGAAAGTTTGGCGGGGGTAAGTGATCCGTCAGCAATGCCAAGGAATGAACCCTGTTGCGCCGAAACCGTGGGGGATGGCGGCTGAGTTACCGTCACGTTCGCTGGCGTTGCGGCCTGTACGGTGATATTAACGTCTGCCATTAAATTAGCGGGTTACTTGCGTGGAAAGGGTAACCGCGCCTTGAACCGCCCGGAGCGTTGTTCCATCGGCAAATGTCACAAGGCAGTCCCAAACGGCGGAGGTAAAGGAAAGCTGGCCTGTCTGCGCCGCCGTTAGCGAAAGCACCACGCGACCTGCCACTCCACTGTCCTTAGTTGCCAAAAGGCTGGCAATGATCGTGTTGCTTGAAGCCGTGGGTCGGATCTGTGCCTTGATCGTTGCGGTTGTGAGGCTGATTGCTGTTCCGGTTGAGTCTTTGAAAATCAAACCAAGGGAGAGGGTCTCCCCTTGGTTAATCTCGAAATTATAGGTTCCTGCCGCCATGATTAAGGGGCCGTCGGCCAGACAACGGATTCGGGGGTTCCTTGACCGATAGCGATGTCACGGAGTTTCTGGCGATAAGTGCGCCACTCTATTAGCTGTTCCTCGGAAATCGTAACATCGGGAAGCTGCGTCCAATCGGATGAATCGAGCAGCATATTGCGATTTTCACGGACCTTCTCCCATGTCGTTTCGTTGGATGCCTTAACCGAAATGGGGTTTCCTTCAGCGTCGGCTCCGATGACGTAGCCATTGTTATCGGCTTCCATCAGTTCAGCGTGTTTCTGTTCGTTAATTGGAAGGACATCTTTCGGCATGGCTTCGCCGTGAATTTCGGCAAGATAGAAAGCCTTCGTGGAAGGTGAAAAGAAGTACGTTGTCATTGTTTTAGTATCCAATTCCGAGAACAAAGGCTCCATTTGTCGCTGTTCCTCCACTGTTGTCGGCCACTCCTTGTGTTGTGGAAATGCCAGCAAGCTGGATTACCTGCCCGTTATTGTCTCCATTCTTACAAATCTGACCCGTCAGAACGGCAGTCGGGAACGCAATCGGCCAAGTGAACGCCGTGCTTGTTGCGGCGGCCACAACGATGTGTTTCCATTGGAAGATCAGTCCTCCAGCTAGTCGAACATAACCGCTTGCTGATCCTGTGGGAGATGACGGAGTAAAAAGGATTGAGGTGTCAACATATTGCTTGGTTGCCGTGTGAAGTGCTGAGGTAGGATCTCCAACAAGGCTCAGAAATCCCGTCATTGAGTCGCCAGACTTTGAAACTTTCAACGCATCGGCGGCGTCTACATATTGCTTGGGAGACGCATGAAGTGCGGACGTAGGATTTCCAACAAGCGTCAGAAATCCGGTCATGGAATCCCCAATCAACCGGACGAATGCGGAGGGAAGAGATGAGAGGCGGGAAGCAAGCTTCAGCGGAGTGACAAAAGTCGAGTCATCCGCCCCCGCCGTGACAAGTGCGCTCGTCGCAATCTTAGCCACGCCCGGAGTGCTTTCCGTTGCGGCTGGATAATTAAACACCGCTTGTCCGATGGTGACGCTAGCGAGATAGGTCATGGCAAAAGCCGTGACAATCCCTGCGCCAGAAGATCCCGACGTGTTGGAAACTGAGACAAGGGCCGCCGCGCTGGTATTTGCAAGGATGGCGGTTCTGACTGTTGTCGCGGTGGAGGTGATCAACCCTGTTGCCCCTGTCGCAAGGTTGACGGTGATATTGTTGCCAGAGACGGAAACGGAAAGGGCCGTGTTGTTCCCAGCCTGCACAAAAGCAACTCCAACTTGTGCGTTGGTTATGCTGGAAGAAATGGTCAGTGAGTTGTTGGAACTAACCAATCCGGTAGTCAGTACCCCAGCGGGGACATTTGAAAGAACCAGATCAACGGAGAAGAGGGCCGTATTGGTCGCTGTCTTGGTCAGGAATGCTGTCGTGTCGGAGTAGATGGCAAAGAGCGTTGTCCCGGCATAAAGACCGATTTCTTTCACAGCATAAGCATCTGTTGAAGAATCCGATGCCGTGATGTGGATGATGCCTGGGGCTGTGACGCTTGATCCGTCCGGGGTCAGTTGCTTGATCTGAGTCACCAGCGCGGTCTGTGAAGCTGCCTCCACATATCCCGCTGATCCAATCGCAACCTTGTTGATCGTGACGGGTCCAACCGTTGAAACCTGAGAGAGAAGGGAAAGCCCTGAATTGGTGATAATAAAGTTGAGAGCTGCCATAAATTAAGAAAGTGATGCGGAAAAACGCTCGTAGGTGGTGCAATTCCCAAGAGCTAGGCTGTTGATCCCGGCGATGTAGCCCGTCGGGTAGGAGGTGGTGAAAAGAGAACGCACGGGTTTGACTCGCGTGATCGCGTCAATGATTGTCTGCTGCAATCCGGTAGGAATGAGGTTGAGCGCAATTTGCAGAGTGAATGTGTGAGGTGTCCCCTTGGGGGTTGTCTGCCACCACTCCTGAAGGGAGAACCCTGCACCAAAGGAATTGACGATTGCTCGAACCGCGCCAACCGTTCCTTTCTTTCGGTGCGTCTCAACGCTCGCTTTGATGATTGCCCTCTTCTGATACTCCGTCCAATCGGCAGACCAATCACCGACTGAGAATGTCCATGCAAGCCAAGGGAGAAGAGCTGCCGGGCAAGTGTCGGCATTCCATAAATCCCGCAAGGGAGTTGGGATGTCGGAGATGCGCGAGACCGACAACTCCATTGCATTCTCCTGAGTCGAGGCGTTAGGAGGAAGCAAGCTCATACCGCAGTCCCTCCAAAGGTAAGAGAGATCCCAGAAAGAAAAGCGCAAGTCTGGTAATCAACAGCTAAGTCAGCGGAGGGAGAGGAAAGGACAATCCTCTGCACTCCCGGCACGTGAAGGGCGGCATAGATGCCAGAAAGAGGGATGTCGTATCCGATCTTATGGTGAGCGTCGGCGAATGCCTGAACCGAGGCGGTCGCATTGGCAATCACTACAGCGGGGTCAGGACCAGAAAATGTGTATATGGTTGCGGAAACCGTGTAGTTCGTGATCGTTGCGCTCTGAACCGTCACGGCATCAGTCAGCGGGCGTACATCTTCAGCGTTCAGAATCGCGGCAACTTCCGTGATGACCGAGGTGGTGACTGATCCGCTTCCAATAGGTCCAAGCAAGGTCACCAGCACGTTGCCGGGGGATACGGTCGGGGGTCCGACGATAGAGGCATCAATGACGTTCGGTGATTTTAAGGAATGGTAGAGGTAGCTTCCCTCTGGTCCTGCCGTGGAGAGACCTTCCAGCGCGAGGGTGATCCGATAGCGGAAATCAGCATCCGACTCCATGACGGCGGGGGTCGGCGGAATGGTAGTTCCATCAGCCGCCACAAGGGTCTTGCGGGTAGTCCCAAAAATAGCCCCAAGATTTTCAAGGTCCGTGCCTGTGGCATAGGCCAGCATCACAGCGCGAGATGCGTCGTTGACCCGCTGGCGAAGCAGAAATTCACGATAAGCGCAAACCTCCAAAATCTTCCATGCGGGGTCAGACTCGACTAAAGCAGTAAAGGAAGAATCCCGCGCCTGAAGATCCGTCACCATGGCGTTCAGGATCGTGAGATAATCCAGAGGCTCCACCACGGTAGGAGCGGCAACCGTCGAAAGATCAATCGGTGTGTAGCTCATATCAAAGCACGATGCCGTCTAGGGTGATCGGCTTGCCTTCGGGCAAATAT